TGGGCATTGCACCTATCTTCAAATATAAGATGATATTTAAAATCTCTTGTGCTTCTCTTTGATTGTGAGCAAACATTTTGAAACTAAATGAATGCTGACGGAAACTAACACCATTAAATACCTGCTCGGTAAATGGATTCATGATCCTACCTGAGGTCAGTGCTTGGAGAGCAGCAGGATCGCCAGATCCAGCTGTTAGTCCAGCAGCACCAGCCATACTATTAATTAAATTTGCTCCTTGCTTATATGCAAACTCTGGTAGAGCTGCAGCAGCTGCTGCTTGCAACTGTTGCTTAATGTTTTCAGCATTGATTGATCTACCTTGAGCAGCACCACCAAGTTGTCCAACTAATTGAGCGCCAAGCACACCCGCAGCACCCATATCAACTGTGCTAAAGTTTGCGTTATACGCAGTGGATAGTTGCTGAGGGATATTGAGGTAAACTACTTGTTGATCGAGCGTTCTTGCTATTTGGTTACTTGGTAAATTTTCTCCACCATATCCACTCTCAGTACCATAATTAATTCTATACCTTTGTATTTTGAGGTAGTCAATTCTACCTGTAGGTGCATCGGCACTCTCCAAATAGTTACCTGAAATTGGGGCTCTGTATGGATATCTCAGTGCCGTTGATGCCATGTGCCTAAATACTATTACAGTACTATACAATGTCTATTTATGAGGTATCAAGGACGTTACACTCCCAACTTCCCTCGTAAATACAAAGGTGATCCCAAAAATATAATTTATAGGTCATCGTGGGAGTATAAATTTATGAAGTGGTGTGACATCACACCCTCTGTTGAGGAGTGGGGTAGTGAAGAAATCATCATCCCATATGTCTCTCCTGTTGATGGTAAAAGGCATAGATATTTTCCAGACTTCTATGTGAAGATAGGAAACAAAAAGTATCTAGTTGAGGTGAAGCCACTGAGGCAAACGAAAGAACCTAAAGCACAACAGAGAGTGACTAAAAAATATATCAATGAGGTTGTTACTTGGAGTGTCAATCAGGCAAAGTGGAAGGCGGCAGAGGAATTCTGCAAAGATCAGAATTGGGAGTTTATGCTCATCACCGAAAAGGAATTAAAGATCTAACATGGAAATTAGTACACGAAGAGTAGGAGCTCCCAGGACAAGACTATCTGAGTTTTCGTCTTGGTTTAAGGGCAACGATAACCACCCCAGTTATGCTAACAGGTGGTCGGTACAATTTACGACTCCTCAGATTCTAAGACCTGGGACATATCTTCCTACCAATAGATATGATCTGGGTGAGTATACTAATAAAAACCTATTGAATTTCTATGCTGACAATGTGCAACTTCCCAGTAAGCAGGTAACTACTGGTAGTATCACTACAGTAGGATCTACATATAACTATGCTACATCATCTACCTTCAGTCAAATTAGCATGGACTTTATTGTCCCTAGAAGTCAAAAGACTAGGATGCTATTTGAAAGATGGATTAGTATCATGTCCAGTGATGCTAACCAGCACACAGATTACTATGATAACTATGTCTGCCCCAACATATACATCTTCAAGTGGGAGAGAGGTGGGGGACCAGAGTTTGAGATCCCCGATTCATTCAGAGCGATTCTAGAATCTCTGGGTATTAATGAAGATGATGTTACTAAATTCAAAGATGATCAACTAGTTGGTATCTATGATATCCGTAACGCATTCCCCTACAACATTGGATCTTCTCAACTGACCAATGCTCAGGCATCATTGCAGACTTTGAATGTCAGTTTCTATTATGAGAGATATAGATTCTATGGTGCCAGTAATTTTGATGACAGCGGATATCCAAGAAGCTTTGCTGGATCTGAAAGTGTTACTGCTAATGTTGCCTTTGAGTAACCTCAAATCTAAGGCATAAATAAAAATACTGAGTTGAAATTTCTATGGCATTACCTAAGTTAAATGTACCCCAATACAATACAAAACTACCATCTACAGGCGCGAGAGTAAAATTCAGACCTTTCCTCGTTAAAGAAGAGAAACTTCTCTTCCTCGCTATGGAAAGTGGTGAGCAGCAAGACATGATTGATACGATCAAACAGATCATCGAGTCTTGTACTGACATTAAAGGTGTAGATAAGTTATCTACATTTGATATTGAATATCTCTTCCTTCAGATTAGGACAAGATCGGTAGGTGAAAATGTTGAGGTTGTTGTTACATGTCCTGATGACAATGAAACAACGGTGAAAGCATCTATTCCTCTAGATGCAATTGAAATTAAAAAAGATCCCAAACATAAGAAAGAGATCAAACTTGATGATGAAACTATTCTGACTATGGGATATCCTAGTCTGGATATGTTTGTGAAAATGAATTTCACTGATGAGAATATGATTGATCAGGTCTTTGACCTCGCATCATCTTGTGCAGAAACTATCACAGATACCAATCAAGTGTATTCGTGTAAGGATGCCTCGAAGACTGAGTTGAAAGAATTCTTTGAAGGTATGAATTCAAAACAGTTTGCTATGATTCAAGAGTTTTTTGATACCATGCCCAAACTTAGTTATGAATTAAAAGTAACCAATCCAAAAACACAAAAGGAAAACACAATTCTTCTTGAAGGTCTTGCCGCTTTTTTCGGATAGCCCTTCTACATAATAATCTTCGGAATTATTATGAATCTAATTTTGCTCTGATGCACCATCACAAATGGCCAATGGATTACATTGAAAATCTAATGCCATGGGAGAAGGAGATCTATGTTAACCTTCTCATTCGTTATCTAAAAGAAGAAGAACGACGTTACAAGGAGCAGCAGAATCGCTAATGGCTAAAATACAAGCATATAAGTTTGTTAGTACGGGAGTAGCAGAAGCATCTCGTTTCTCTTCCGTACGTGCCGCTGCTGCTCCCATCACTGCTATTAATAATGTCGGCAAAACTGTAGAAGGGATTGGCAATGTCATTGGCGATCTCAATTCGATTGCTAAAGGTACTCTAGCTGCTCAAACGAAACTCAGAGAGCAACAGAGAAGAAGGTTAAGACAAGACAGAGATAGGGCTGCAGAAGCAAGACAAGAAGCAGCAACGAGTAAGTTAAGAACTAGAAAGCGTAATCCAGATAAAGATAAGGAGAAGGTAGCAAAACCAAGTTTCCTTGATAAACTTAAGGATACTATTTTAAACTTCCTTAATCCATTTACATCTTGGTTTAAGATGCTAGCCGCGCTAGTCATTGCCAAAGGTGTTTTTGATATTCTTACTGATAAAGAGAAGCGAGAGAAATTTTTAGAAACATTTGAGAAGGCAAAGTGTGTCTTCGGTAAGATCTTTAATTTCATCAAAGGATCTATAGAAAAAGTATGGGGTGGTTGGCAGAAATTAACTGGTAGTGAAAGTAACTTTCTAGATCGTCTTTCTGGTCTTGGTGAGTTACTGTTAGGACTGACAGGACTCTGGGTTGTATTCAATCCCCTTAAGGCATTGAAGGGTCTCTTCAATCTTGTCATGGCAGGTGTTGATGCACTTTTTGGAAAAGATCCAAAACCAAAACCAAAAGCTGATGCACCTGATGATGCAAAACCAAAGGTAACACCTGCAGATACTCCTGATGCTCCTGCTCCCAAGAAAAAGAATTGGTTGCAGCAAAAGGCAGACGATGCCCTTGCATTCTTAGATAAGAAAGCAAAGCAAGCCTGGGGATTGACATCTGACTGGGCAATTAAAGCATACAAGGCACTTCCCGAAGGAGTTAGAAAAAAGTGGGAAGCAATTGCTCAACTTGGTAAGAAACTTGCGAAGCAAGGTGCCGAGTATGGGACTAAGTTTGCTAACAAGATAGGAGATGCCAAAAAGTTTGTTACTGAAGGAATTTCTAGTTTAGGTACAAAGTTTAAGGACTTTGCTTTACAGAAAATACTTGCTCCAATCAAAACTTTATTTGAGCCATTAGTATCTAAGATTAAAAGTATTGGTAGTAAAATTACTGATGCTTTGATGGGGTCTCCTGTTGGCAAACAAATCGGAGAAGCATTAAAGAAGAAGGGTATCAACGGCATTGCTGATACTGGAAACATTCTTAAGAAGGTTGGTGGCGCTGCTCTACCTGTGATTGGTGGTGTAGTTAATATGCTATTTGCTTATGATCGATTTGCAGGTGGCGATCCTTTCGGTGGACTTTTAGAAGCATTGTCTGCTGGTTTTGATTTGTCTGGTCTTGCTGGATTTGTCCCTGGTCCTGGCATCTCAATGGGCATTGATGCGTACATGTTTGCTAGAGATCTAGTGCCTGGCATTCAGCAGTATGAAGAGAAGATTATCGATGGCATTCCTGGTGCCAAAGAGATTGGCAATAAGATGAAAGAGATTGGTAAGAAGTTACCAAAACTAGGCGACTTGGTGATGCCAAAGGCACAGGAGAAAGCAAAAGGTGGTATCATTGCTGGTGCTAAATCCATCATTGGATTGGGTAAGGGCACTGGTGATATGTGTGCCAATACAACCAGAGCAGCATTGAGAGCAGCAGGTCACCCCGCAGCAGCCAAACGTACTCAGCTTGGTGACCTAGACACTCCTAAAGGCACTGCATATAATGGACCCAACTTTGCAGCATCTTTTGCTGGTACTGATATGGGTAAGGTTATGACCAGTAGATCAGAGATGCAAGCAGGAGATCTACTTTTATGGAGAGCAGATAGAGATATCAATCCAGCAAAAGGTATCTTGAAAGGTGCTGTTACTCACGTTGGTATTGCTGCCGATAAAGGTGCTAAGCATCAATATGATCATAATAGAGCTAAGGGTTTTCACTATAGACCTTTCTGGGATAGATATGGTGGCACTAGTTGGTTTGCTGGTATTAGACTAGGTGGATCTGGGGGATCCCTTCCTCCTGATGCAGGCAATTCAGGATCCGATGATGGTGCAAATAGCACGGGCACATCTGGTGGTGATTCTGTGCAGTCTCAATCACTTAAGAATCCCATGGAAGCATTTGCAGATCTTGCTTCTAAGTTGACAGGTGTTGATGTAAGTAAAGCATTCCAGAAGGAAGAAAAGGCAGCTGCATCAACTCTGACACCATCATATTCAGACACGGCAATGCTTGGAAAGTATAATTTCTCTGAGCAGTTTGCTATAGATCAGCAAGATCAACTTATACCATTCCCAATCGTATTTGATACCGCAACACCAGTGTTCTTACCACAAGCAATAAATATTGATACAAAGATTGTTTTTGGTAGCAAGTCTTCCTTCTTAGATAAGTAATGGCAACTGTAAAGAAAAACTCTAAAATAGATCTCTACAAGTTTGTTGCTGCTCCAAAACCAAGAGCAGCAACAGGCAAAGGTAAGGAAGCATCTAGAGAAGTTGCCTTGGTCCAAGTCTTTCAAGTGCAGACTAAAGCAATCAACAACCTTGGTGCTAGTCTAAATTCTATCGCCAAGTCATTTACTGAGTTTAGAGAAACTCAGTTTGCAATCTTTAAAAACATTGAAGCACAAACAAAGGCGGGATTCAATCCTGTCTTTAACTTACCTACTGCGCCACAAAATACTGGTTCTGGACCAAAGGAGCAGACGAAACTTGTACCTCCCAGTTGGTTGGAGTCTATATTTGATCTTATCAAGGGTGTTATTCTAGGAGTCTTAGCAGCAGGTGCAGTTAAGTGGTTAAGTAATAAAGAAAATAGAGAGAAAACTAAAGAAGCATTAGAAAAACTCTTTGATATTCTCGGTAAGATTACAGACTTCTTCGGCACGGTTGCATATCATGCCATCGATGGATTGTGGCAACTGCTTTGCAATGAAGATGCAAGTTGGTTAGATAAGTTTGGTGGATTTGTCAAAGGATTTGTTGCACTAGGCACAGGTCTTTTGGCAATCCGATGGTTGAAAAATCCCATGAAGATTCTTAAGGACTTCAAGGGTGCCTTTAATGGACTTAGTAAGTCATTGTTTGATGCTGGAAAGTCCATTAAGGGTAGACTTGTTAAGGGTGGATTGCTTGCAGCAGGTGTTGCTGCAGCTGCATGGGCAGCAAACGAAATGTTTGGCAATAAAGATAACAAAGAGAAAGAGTATGAAGAACCTGAATTCAAAAAAGGTGGTAGATTACCTCAACGTGCTAGAGGCGGATTTATTCAGGGTCCTCAGTCTGGTTATCCAGTATCCTTAGATGGTGGTAGATCTACAGCATTCATTGGTCATGGTACAGAATACGTTGCCCAGAAAGCAAATGGTGGTTTTGTAATTCCTATTGATACTCCAGCAACTAGAAACAATCCTGGTCTTATGGGCAGGAGAGTAGATGAAGCAGGTCGCATGGGATATAATCTCGGCGGAATGTTTGACAAACTTCCTGGATATGCTAAAGGCGGTAATGTTAAACCAAGCAATAATACAAACTTAGAAAAGGAAACTCAGAAGGGACTTAACACTGGACTGACAGGTGGTGGTGAGTCTGCTGTTATTGCTGCTGGTAAAGCAATTCTCAAGAAGGGATTTACAGTTGCTGAGCACCCAAACTTTAAGAAGAATAGTCATAGCGGCAGTGGTGCTAATACTGGAAAGGGATATGTAAAAGAAGGTGGACAACGAGTTGGTGGTCACTCCAGAGGATCTGCTCACTATAAGAATCTTGCGATTGATGTTACTGACTGGAGACCTGGAGACTGGAAAGGTAGGACAAAAAGCTTAGCACAATCTGTCTTTGAAAATAGAAAGAAGTTAAAGGCAACACAAATCATTCATGACCCTTGGGGGTCATGGTTTGCAGGTCAGTCTAACAAGGGTGGTGCTATTGGCGGTCACCCAACACACCTACACATTGCCTTTGCTAAAGGTAAAGGTGATAATACTGCAGGATTAACTAGTGGCACTAAAACCAAAACTGGTGGTAACTATAGTGTTAAACTAGCAAAGTTGTTAGCAAACTATGAAGGTCTCCGAGAGAATGCATATGCAGATGCAGTCCACGGATGGAAAGTACCTACGATTGGTATTGGTGCCACATATTATCCAAAGGGATTCCGTCTTTCTGGAAAGGTTAAGAAGGGAGATAAGATTACAAAAGAAGAAGCATATTGGATCAAGTCTAAGCATATTGATGAGCACAGGCAAAGACTTTACAATGAGGTAGGTAAAGCAGAGTATCAAAAACTTCCCGACAATGTAAAGGCACCGTTGGAATCTAAGGTATTCAACTACGGTAGTCTTGGAAGCACTCTAGTCAATCTAATCAAAGAGGGAAACAAAAGCAAAGACTACAGTAAGATTGCTGCATACTTTAAAAATACACTAGCTAAACATAATAATAAAGTTAATTCCTGGAGAAGGAATGATGAAGCAGGGATCATTGAAACTGGAAAGAGTAAGCGAGTAGGAGTTGCGTTTACTGGCGAGGGATCTGGAGACTCTGGTGATGATACTGATTACGATAGTGAAAGTGGTGATGGTGATGATCTAAATGTTGATGGAGAGGATACACAAACCGCTGATAAACTTTTAGATCCAAGAGAAGCATTTGGTAATTTTGCTAAGAGTTTACTTGGGGATAAGTATAGTGAGGATATGAATCCCTTCAAAGCAACTGAAGGTGCTGCAACTGCAACTGGTGGAGGTACACCTTCTACTCCCGATCCTGGCGATGGTAGAGATAAGGCAACTCCTGGTCAACCTTCTGGTGCTACGTCCAGTAGTCCTACCGCAGCTAATCTAACCTCACCTCCTGGTGCTCTGGCTGCTGGTCAGAGACCCGATAAGTCCCTCTCTGCTTCTCAGTGGAGGACGCAGCAAGCAGCGAGGTCTGAGGCGTCTGCACAGGGTCTAACGGGTGCTGCAAGGGATAGATATATTGCTGGTAGGGTGATGGGTCAAATCCCAGCTCCTGCTGGCTCTCTTGCTGGTGCTCCTGGATCTTCTTCCATCATGACATCTGCAACTACTGCATCTGTCAATGCAAAAAGTGATAGAATAGCTACTGCTCGTCAAGCGACATCGGCACTTGCTCAACTAACAGAAGTGCAGAATGCTGAGACTAAACAAGTTGCAGCACAAGCACAACAACAAGCAACAAAGATTGCTCAGCAATCTAAACCTAAGGAGCAATTTGTACCAACTGGCAACGGTAATAGTAAACAATCGTTGATTGCACAACTCAACCCTATGGGTAATATCCTAAGACAATTCTAATAAGATGGCAATTAAGAGAACTAATACAACTGACTCTAAGATCACTGTAAAGATCTACAAGAATGGTAGTGTCTGGGAAAACTCCGATGGCGTGTCAGATCTTGGCGAGTTTGTTATGGCTTTTACTATTGAAGAAGCAATAGACAGTCCTACGATTGTTGGTGAGTTGGTCTTACAGGATTCTGCTTGTCTTGCTAATCTATTGACTGGATCTGAAAGTTGGCAGATTAGTAGTGAAACTGGTACTAGAAGCACAACAGAATCTTCTGCAACCTCTTACAATTTAAGAGCATATAATATTGATTCTAGATCACGTCAAGGATCTGCTGAAGGATACATCATTCAATTGGTATCCTATGAGTTTATGATTAATG